CGGGGCGACGAGCAGGTGCTGCATCCGATAGCTCAAGACCTCTCCTTTCATAAACCCACGCTTCAGCTGACGCGAGGTCATCTGACGCGTGGTGTTCCTGATGAGTGATCGAGCGTAGGACTGGAGGATTGGCACCCCCCGCGCTAGGAACCCCTCGCAAGTGGCTGTTGTGTAGAGCCTCTTCTTATAAGCAGCTGGTGAATCTTTTCGGTGTGTCATCCCTACCTTCGTTAAGACCTTCATCGGATCGCGAATCATGGTCCAAACACCGTCAACACTGACGGGTCGACTCTGGCAGAAATCAACTTCTTCGATACACGTCGGACGGCAATCGATCCCGATCACCATTCCCAAACGTCTAAAATAACCATCCAACTCCTCAAGAGAGAGCTCTGGTCCCCGGTAAACTGCGACTGAATCGTCCCCATCAACGAGAATGCGGAACTCAAAACCGCGTGACTTGAAGAATCCGGTCAATGCGCAGGCGGTAATAATGCAATTACCGCCTGCCGTGTTGGCATCTCCTGACATCCTTTCACCATTCACGCGGTACTGAATCTTCCCGTCTGACGTATGGGCCGATCCACGGTTGGACAGCTGCATCCTCAGGAGCCGGGCCAAATCCGGATCGCATACCGCCTCGTTCCACGCGACGTGTTCAACATCACGCAGAATGGGGACCTGCAAATGTGCGTCATACCTTGAGAGATCACAACACACAATACGGGCCCCAGGCATGCTGGTTACCATCTCAACGATGGCATTGGCTTTCTCGAACTGATTCATGTTTTTAGCAAACATCCTTCCTGGGGGGAAACCACTCACATCTTCAAGCATGTACATTTTGTGCTCTGCCGGACGAATCTTCGATGCAAGCATCAAAGTGTACTCGAACGTCCGAAACTGAATGGCGCGACAATCGGGAAAAGGTTTTTCTTCTTTGATCTTGTAACCCTCCATCTTGACGAACATTTTGATTTTCGCCTGATCCCGATAGATCACGCCACCCTGGCGCAAGATCTGTGCATGAGCGCGCTCGTACCTGGCGCGCTTGATGCCCGTATAGCGTCTATACACAACCTCCAACGGACAAGGGCCCGCACGCATGGCTTGGCCAAGAATGCGGGCTAGAGGTGTGAGTTCCGTCTGGATGAACCCCTGATCTGGTCGCGGAACATGCAAGCCTACCCTTCCAGTCAAGGCACTCATGACACAATGACCACAGTTACTTGGATAGAACCAAGAATTGTTTTCATTAATACCAAGAATGGCTGGCCGGGGCGGACTCAAATACCAAATCTTCTGGGGCGGGCAGCGAACCAAGCGCGGCACGACGTTCAACGTGAGCTGGGAACCGGAGCAACTATCATTACATGCATGCTTCTTCGGTGGGACACTCTCGTAACAACATCCTGGGCGCCTGGCTACGCTACTCTATTCGAGGGGAGGCCTCTCGACCGTCCCCAAGACCTCTGCCTTGAGACGGACGAGTGCCATCGAGACCCTCCTCCACAAACCAACTCTACCGGCAACATTGTCAACCCTCCGGTAATAATTTTCCCATTCGTGGACGACGTCCTCAAGATTTTCCAGGTTGGATTGCCAAAGTTCATCGGCCAGCGAGGAATGAGACAAACGGGTCATTTCCCTGATAGCACGAGTAACCTGACCAATCTGGCGCCCTGCTTCAATAATCACCTCGCGACCGTTGTCCAGGACTAGAACGCAGCCCTCCCGACGGTGGTGGTTGAGCAGCTCACGCTGCAGTGATGCAAGATTTGCCGCCGATGGTACCCAGCCAGGGCAAAGAACGATTGCCAAAAGCTGATCCTCAAGCGAGCAGGACG